AATCAATACAGTTGCTCAGCTAATCAGTCGTATCAGAACCTATATTGTATCAATCCAAGGAGGAATCGATGAGCGATGAAAAAATCCAATTGATCCCCGCAAGTGAGTGCCCATCGGGGAGGCACAAAGTCAATATTCGTGTAGTAAGTATGGAGGTGGAGTATAAGCCAATCGGTACAAGTAACATCATTGTCTACGGTAGCTTGGTTGACCTGCCAAAAAAGGTACGGCCAGCTGACTTCAGTGTCAATGATCACGCTGAGATTGTTGAAACCTGCTGCTCAAAGGCAGCAGAAGTAATGAATATGGAGGTAAATCTGTATGAGTAAGTACGATGTTGAGAAGCTATTGTCAGAAGTGAGCCTTGTAAAAGACTCAGTTCGTGGAGCTTTGTTTGATTTGCGCAACGCTGATGTGCCAAATATGGACCAAGTTGCTGAAGCTATTGACAATGTTACTTCGGCTGTTCAAGACCTTCCAGATATGGGCAATTACAGTCTTGAACTGCCGTCTGAAACGGATCTTGTAGAAGCAAACGAGAAGCTTGACGAAATTGAAGAGACACTTGAAACCATGTTGAAGCAAGGTACTGAAGATGCTGACAGGTTGTTCGCAATAAATGCTATTGACATTGTGCGCAATGCTGAGTACATCTCCAATGATGTGTTAGCTCAGTATTTCGCAGAATTTGACAAGCATAGAAGTTACCCAAGATTTAAGCAACAAGAATTCTATGATGCCATCAAGTCATTCATTTACCGGTTAGCACATGTTAACGCAAAAGCAGTTCAAGAAGCAATTTACGCATATCTCAACAATTTGGATACTGTGGAACCACGGATTCCTGTGATCACAGTAACGACTCAATCTGAGATTGAGCGCAGCGAAAGGAATAAGTAAAATGGCAAAGGCAAAGAAGGTTGTTAAAAAGGTAGCTAAGAAGTTCCTTAGTGTACCGCCAAAGATTAGCCAGCTGAAAGATGTGGAGCGTTTGTATTCTACGAAGATTACAGACACTGATTTCAAACGGCTAGTACAGTTTGCTATCCCAGAGCTTGGTAAGCAAATTTCCAAAGCAGGCTTGCGAGGTTACTCAACAACCGTTGAAGCACTTGGCAATCTTTCATCAATCTCAAATGAGTTTGATGATATCGTAAATTATTACGAGTCCAGGGCACTTCTTGCCAAGGAACTGGGCTTCTGCGAGTCCAGCTGGCCTCGTACAGCTGAATGTGGTAGCAATGCTGGAACCGTAGACTTTGACGACCTGTACGAGCGCGACCTTGAAGTCGAAGTTGTTGTCCATGTGCGACGACGATTGAAGACCAAGGACAAGCTGGCACAGTTCGGGATCAAGTGATCGGCACGAGAAGCCGATACTGGCGAGTATCATTGGCAAAGGAGGCGGTGTCAGATGATGACTACCGTTCTCCTTTGCCGCTCGTCAATCGGTTTAGAGAAGTAGCAATGACATCACCAGTGTCTGTGCTGGAAGATAATGCTAATTGGTATGCAAATTACCTCACGCAGATTGAGGAAGCCTCAGAGGAATTCCCAATCTTGCCATCAGTTGCAGTAGCAACTGTTGCGGCATTGTCTCCAGCTATGGCACCAGATGCCGGCCTGTTGGCATATCAGCGTATCTGTGAGCATGTGTTACAGGGAAAGGATCTGCCACCAATCAGGTCGTTTAAGCAAAATGTCAAACTAGCTATTGAGATTGTCAAGCATAGTGACATCAGCTTGCTCAAAGGCCAGAAGGTGCGTGACTTTTACCACGCAATTTACCACAACGGGGCATCAGATCGCGCACCCATTGATCGATGGGCTGCCCGTGAGTTCCCAAAGTATCAAAAAGTAAAAGGCAAATGGCCGGAAGTAGATCTCAACGCAACCGAGTACAAGAAAATGCAAGACCAGTTCCGCAAAGCGGCAGACAAGCTTGGCTTATACCCAGCTGAGCTTCAGTCAATCCTATGGGTACGAAGGAGGAACAATGGCTGAGGAACGAGAATTCTGGCAAGACTTCAAGCGCAAAGAGATGATGAAGACATTGCTAAAGAATGTCAAAACAGTTCGCGATCTGATTGATGGTGATGGCCATTCAATCTACAAGAGCGAGTATCTGATCCAGCAGGGCTTCCCTGAGGAGATGATTAAGCGACTTGAAGAGACTTACACATCAGATTTCTCAAGTGCTAAGTCAACCATCTTTGATGGCGATGGCAACCTTGTTGAGTCGCTAACTGGGGTGTATGCGCTTAGACTTCACTACGAAGTAGCGTATTACCTGCTTCTTGAAGCTGGCGTGGACTACAATGACACGCTACTGGGTCGAGGGTTCCAAGCACAGGAACTTGCCCGGGCAATCAAGAAAGAAGTTGGGCTGATTGATGCCTGACACAAGTATTCCAATTAGAAATACCTATTATCTTGGTCATCCTCAACGGTCAAGCACTTATGCCAAATGCGACGAATGTGGTCTGGTGTTCATTCTGGACGATGAAACATCAGCAGCTGAGTGGGCATATGGTCATGATTGCCAGCCCAAGAAGGAAGACTAACTAGACGCCTGTAGCCAGCTGACACACCAGCTGGCTACAGGTATTTTTTTATTGTCGACAAATGAGCGTGCGCGCAACGGGAGCCAGGGGCGGGAGCGCGGGAATATGCCCGACGGGGATTGCCGGCCGTAATGTGCCCGACGGGGGGTGTTCGGTACTATCACATGCCCGAAGGGGGGGCGGCCTAAGCTCCCAGCGCCACGTGGACGAGTCTCCGGCCCACCCACTCCGCCACGGGAGAAACTACCCCGTTCCCGCAACACTCGTATCTGCGAGAGTCTAGCCCCCTTACAGAATCGCCGTAGAGGCCTATTTCCGCCCCGTAGAGCCCTTCTTTTTCATCCACTGAGGGTTGACAGTCCACCCTGGTGGCCACCCCATTAAACGCTCGCATTCCGTTGGCGTCAGTCTCCGTGCCCAGTACGAGCTGTCCTCCGACGGCGTCCTCGGCTGAGATTCGCCACCCTCCGCTTCCTGCGTGGAGATTTGAGATAACACGTCTTGCAGATCTTGAGGCACGTTCACCTTGCGCTTTCTCGTCCGACGCAAGATGCCTGCAGCCGCCTTCGCACTCAAAAAGTACTTCGCCGGCACGGTCTGATCCAAGACTTGCCACAATGAAGACACGACGGCGGCGCTGTGGGACTCCGAAGTTTTGCGCGTCCAGTATGCGCCACGCCACGCCATACCCGAGTTCATCCATTTCACCGATGAGTCTTCCGAAGTCGCGGCCTTTAGAGGAGCTGAGTAGGCCTGGGACGTTTTCCAACACCAGCCAGGAAGGCTTGAATCTTTCCACAAGGTCAAGGAAGGTGAAGGCAAGGACGGATCGCTCTCCGCCAAATCCTCTGCGTGGTCCTGCGATGCTGAGATCTTGGCATGGGAATCCTCCAGAGAAGATGTCCGCATCCCGCCAGCTATTGCTGGTGGACCCGCCTTGATCGTCAGTGGGTCCGCTATGTCGTTGAACTTCGTCGGCTGCATGCTGTAGCGGCTGGGAAAGCTCATGAGCGGCAAGCTTGACGATGTCTCCAAGGTTGGGGACTCCTGGCCAGTTGTTGGCAAGGACTCCGCTTTGGTATCGCTCAATTTCGCTGAAGCTAACTGTCTTGATTCCTGCTCGTTCAAATCCAAGATCCATCCCTCCTACTCCAGAGAAGAATGACGCGTTCGTCAGCTGATTCGCTTTACGGTCACCCATATCTCTCCTCTCTTTAGCTTTCCGGCAAGCGCCACAAAAGCAATTGGCGACAGGTCAATAAACCCGTCGCCTTTCCTACTGCACAGGCAATCCCTAACGATCACCCTGATGCAGCCGCCATTGTAGCACACCTCAACCTTGTACGGTTTGTCGCGCCATTTAAAGCCTGGTACTGCTGCGTACATGTACCGCTCGCCAGTCATGTACGGTGGGCATGTGTTCTTGTAGCCCTGTACGCAGTAGAATCCAGAGCGGCCGCTAGTCGACCCATACCAAGTGGCCCTGACCTTGGTAGCTTCCCCGTGTGTTGGGAAGACCAGGGCCAGGGCCAAGAGGAGGGCTGTCAATTGAGCTTCTCCCGCTTTTGCTCTTGGAATATCTCTCGCTCCGCCTGAGCGAACTCCTTCGGGTAATGCTTCTGCAAGAACGATGTTATCCGATCCATAGCGTTCGTCGCCCCGTCCCTTACTCCATCGTTATACGACTTCTGCATTGCCTTCTGCACTTCCGCAACAAGATGCTCGCACACCCCATCGCATTCGCACTCAACCTCAATCGTTACCTTCGTTTTCTCCTCAAACTCCTCGTACTTCGGTGTCATATCACGCCCCCTTAAACGTTGCCGTCGTCCGGTTGAACATCAACTCGGTCCGACCCGTTGGTCCGTTGCGGTGCTTAGCTATCTTACAATGAACTGTCTCAACTGACACGTCAAGTGATACGTCTGTTGACCTCCACAGCATGAGTACAACGTCGGCGTCCTGCTCAATGGCCCCAGAATCCCTAAGGTCTGAGAGCTTCGGCTCGTTGTTCTCCCTGTACTCCGATGATCGGCTGAGCTGGCTGAGTGCCACCACCGGAATGTCTAGTTCCCGGGCAAGGGCCTTCAGGCCTCGGCTGATCTCGGCGACGTCGTAGACTCGGTTGCTGTCCTTGTTGCCACGGTCTGGCGACATGAGCTGCAAGTAGTCCACGACAACGAGGTCAAGACCGTGCTCTGTCTTGAGCCGCCGGCACTTAGACTTCATGTCACCAGGCGACGCAACTGGGGCATCCTCAACGAAGATCTTGCTCTTCTTGATGCGGTCAGATGCTGCCATGACTTCGGTCAGTGCAGACAAGTCAAGTTGGCCGTGACGGATCTCGTGCAGGCCAATGCCGGAAACAGACGACAGCAGTCTGCTGCCGATCTGCTCCCTGCTCATTTCAAGTGAGAAAATTGCAATGGACTTGGCGTTCTTAAATGCTGCGTTAGCTGCCATAGTTGTAGCCAGTGCTGTCTTGCCGACGCTCGGCCGCGCTGCGACAATGATGAGGTCTCCGCGCTGCCAACCGCCAACGATGCTGTCGATCCCAGAAATGCCAGACGGCACGCCAGACGCACCACCGGCCTGCATGACCGCAAGCCGATCCATGGTCTCAGCCATGACCGAATCCATGTCGGAGAACTTCCCCTTACTACGCACCCTGCTGATGGACGACACGGCCCTCTCCGCCTCTGCCAACGCTTCGTCGGCAGTCTTGGCTAGGCGTGACGCATCAGCAATACGAGCAGCAGCCTGGTGCACATCTCGTCGGATTGCATTGTCAATCACGATGTCAATGTACGACTCAAAGTTGTAGCTCGTTGGCGTCTCTCGGATAAGGTCCGAGATTCCTGCAGCTCCACCAGCTTCCTGAAGCTTGTCGCACTTGGTCAGCTCCTCAGAAAGCGTAACGATATCAATGCTGACGCCAGCTGCCAGCAACACCTTGATCGCATTGAACATGTGCCGGCATTGCATGTCGTCAAAGTCCTGAGCGGTCACGCGCTCAGCTACCTGCGACGCCACCTCACCAGAGATGAGGCAGGCCCCAATCAGCGCCCTCTCGGCCTCCCGATTGGTGCGCGTCATTAAAAGACCTCCTTGGTGTGATACGCCTCTTTAGCAGCTACCAAAACCTCTTGGAGGCTCTCCACCCCGATGTTCTCCTGTCGGCCCTGCTCGTCAATGCTCGCTGCGCATTCGTCGCATAGACCTCGATCAATCTCAAATCCCTCAACGAAACTCATTTCGCACTCGCTGCAGCGATATACCTTGTTGCCGTATGCGTCTTCACTCATCTTCGCTCTCCTCCTCTTTGATGCGCTCCCACATGAAGCAAGGCTTCATCTTTCCGGCATCAATCCTCTTCTTGTACTTCCCACAGATTGGGCAACTGCCGTCATTGACGTAGTCGCCGGCGCCGAGGACCTCCTCAGCTTCTTTCTTCTTTCTCGCCATGTAGTGCCTCCTCTAACGGTATTTCCTTTACCGGACTAGGATACCCAGTCAGTTGGTAGTAGTCAATACCGTGCTTGCGGCAGTACGCTCGCAGGGACATCCCCTGCTCCTTAGCGTCCTCCACAAACAATCTTAGCACATCTTTTTCAACCCGTGTTTTCTTCTCTCTAAAGACCACGTTGCACCACCTTTGAGCAGCCTCGGTAATCCCTGCAGGCGTGGTAAATAGCTCGCGCCCGATCCGTACCCTTGAGCCACCTGTTGATCAGGGCGACGAACAGTTCCGACCACTCAGCTGAGTGGAACCCAGGAGTGGCCACGTGAGCCAGCTCATGGAGCGCGGTGTCGTAATCGTCGTAGAACGTGCATAGCATGATCTTGGGATGGTCCTTATCGGCCTCGCCCAAGGGACACTTTGTGCGGTTCCCGGCATGGTAATGGATCGTGAGCGACGAAACGTAGATACCTTCGGCTACCGCCACCTTACGCATCCACTCAATGAGCGGCTTCCACTGGAGCCGGAGCTCCTTTGGGGCGTTGTTGGTGAAGGTAATCCTAGCGACGCCGCCCTTGCTTTTGGATCCACCCATCGAACACCTCGTCCAATTTCGCAGCGGCACTTAGCCTGTCCAGTACTTCGCTGCCTTCTCCTATTTTATACGTTTTCGTTGCATCTTTCAAATACCAAGCGCTGGCCTTCCAGCCCTTGTCGCCGAAGTAGATGACGCCTTGGACCTTCCCGTCGGGCCAGATCATCCCCTTCTTACTAAGAAAGTTCATCTTGCAGCTTCTCGTCCAGCTTCTCGTCCAGAGCAGCCCAACTCTTGGGCGGTACGCCGCGGGTCACAAAGGACCACTTCCCTTGGCCAAGGGCAATGAGGATCTTGGCGTAGTTCTGGATGTCGATCAAAGCGTCGTGGACGCTGTCGTCAAACCAGTCCTCAGCTACTACGGCCTTGCCGTCAACGATCTTACCCTGGAGGGCCGTAGCCACACGGGAGCACTTGTCCTCTGCCAGACGTGAGAACACGCCGTAGGGACCGAGTGCCTCAATGTTGCCTGGGCCGTAACCGGCCTGGCGCTCTACCATGATCTCATGTGACTCAGTAGCCAGCTCACTGAAATACTGTGTGAAAGCTTCTGGTACTTCTCGCTTAGCGCTCATCTTCCAACTCCTCTACAATCTTCTCTGCCATCTCTGGAGTGATGAACTGGGTCACAGATATTGTTCTAAGGCCGCATGCCTTGCAGTCCATCACCCTCAACGACTTGTTGTTAACGACGACGGCCTTGGCCCTGTTTGGAACGAGACTAGGCTCGCTGCAAACAGGGCACTTGAGACCGTGCTTCATCGCTTCTTATCTACCAGTGCGAACGTCAGCAACGACGCACCTAGTGCCAAGGCCACGTTCGCCGAGACGCCAGCCACAACTCCAAAGACTCCCGCAGCCGGAATAAAAGTGTCTCGGAACCTAGGGTGCGCAACAGCTGCAGACGCTCCGCGCTTGACGTTACTAAAAAAACCTTCAGTCTGCTTCTCTTCATCGGGCATCGTCGCCATCTTCAAGCTCCACAATCTTTAGGGCTACGCCTGCAGAAAGCTGCAGCACTGCGTCATACGGGATCTTAACCTCTTCCCGCTTGTCCTCTGGGACACCCTCAAAGTACTTATCAATGAACGAAGCGGCAACGATATTAAATGCCACTCCCCATTTCGCCGCTACCAGGGCTACGTTCCCCTTCGCTGGCTTGCCCTTCTTTGGTACTGCCATAAAGCTTCTCCTTGATCTCCAACCAATCCCGCTCATCCATGATGACCATGACCCGCCGCTGTGTGCCAGCTCCAGGTGCATCGCCGATCACGAGGTAGGGGATCTCCCCAGCCTTTACAACGATCTTCTTCAACCATCCCCAGTACTTATTGGAAAACATCGTGCCGACCTTGGTCTGGATCTTAAACAGACCATCCACCGTCACGTCGTCTGGGCCACCGAACATGCCAGTCCTGCGGCCACCATGCTTCTTCGCGGTCTCCCGCTCAAAGGCATTACCCCTGGACCGGTTCAGTCGACCCTGTCTCGCCTTGTCCGTCATCCTCTTCCTCCACAACTGCAATAGGTGCGCCGACTCCCGTGCCGGCATTGCGCATCAGCTCCCAGAAGAGCTTCTCTCCCTCTTGCAGCAGCTGCTCTGTCTCGCCCTTCCTGTAGGCGCCATGAGCGTTCATGAAGTCAATAGCCTTGTCTTTGTAGGCTCCCATCCATGCCTCCTTGCTGTAGATTGCGACGTACCTGGGAGAGCCATCGGCTTGGTATTGGATACCAAGACCGATGAGCCCATCCTCAAGTTCGTCTACAAACTTCGTCTCGTCAATCACGAGCGCTTCTTCAGTGGCCCCCAGATCAACGGGCTTGCCTCGTTGGCGAGCAGGCTATACCCCTTCGGGTTGCCGTCCTTGTCGCTGCGCTCCTCCAGCTTGCCAATGACGTGTAGGTGCTGACGCGGATCGTTTGTCTCGCGGTTCACCGTACTATC